TGAATACTTGTTTGATTTGCGATAAAGAAATAACCAGACCAAAAGGCGTTTATTGTTCTAAAGAGTGCGCCGCAGTTGGTAAACTTTCAATGTATAAAGTTGGTAAACCTAGATCTAAAGCTAAATACTTTGAAGAAGATTTTGATAATGGGGCAAGTCGTGGCATTGAAGATATTGGCATCAATGTAGATCCTGAAATTTTAGCTCAAGCTGAATGTTATGTTTACAGGTGGCCAGAGCAAAACCCTCAACATTCGCCATGGTCTACCCGTTACACATTTTCAATGTATCACTACTTAGAACATTTTGACGCATACACGGGAGAACCCCGCTCTCTTAAATTTTAAACGCCCTTGCTCATGTGTTCATACGCATCTGGACACTCAGCAAGCAACTCACCACACACGCAGTATTGCTCCTCATCGTGTTCAGGCGCACCGACTTGAGATCTTAAATCTTCACTCATACTTTCTCCTTTGTATTCTGCTATTGCATAACTTGCCCGCCATTTGACTGGAATTTGTTGTTTAGCTTCCTCGATTGATTCAGCTTCTACGATAAATTTATTAGCGTGAGGGCTAATCATAATAATTATGTATTGTTTCATCTTTCTACCTCTCGTAATTCAACTACTAACAAATAACCCAACCCCACCAGGAGTAAATGCTTACGCACGCCTGGTGCTGCTTTCTTGAGCAACACTCGCTCATTCTCTTTCGCACACCACAAAACCCCTCGTTCTATCAACTCACTTACACAACGCCCGACAGTCTTGTTACTCAAACCCGTCATCTTGGCGTAATACTTATACGCATCGTGACTGCTAAAAGTTTCTACTCTGAAACGCTCACAGATCGCCCAGAGCGTTAGCTTGCTGGCTGGTGATAACTTTGTATCGCCCGCACGGGATCGGTACCACTTCCACACAACTTGTCGCATCTTGCTAAAGTTTTTGTAACGCTCACGCACGGACTTACGCACGCACCCACTCAACCGCTCGTTCTCGGGTACGCCGTTCTCGATCCACCAAAAATCTCTATCCACTAACCCCTCGTTTTACTATGGCAAATGGCAACGCCATTTTGCCTATTATTGTATTGTTATGGATATAGTGGACAAAGCTTCCACTTAGAAGGGACAAAGCTTCCACTCTAAGGGGACATAACTTCCATTCAAAGGGACAAAGCTTCCACTTAAACATTGGGTTTTTTTCTCGGTTTGGTCTTCTTCCATTTGTATTTTTTAGCGTTCTCTTGGTTTTTACCAAAGATCTTTTCCCAATTGTCAGCGAACTCTTGATCGCTCACATAAGGTGATTTTGGGCGCTGATCTGATCCTTTACCACTCATCATGTACTCCTATAAATCCCAGTCTATTTTATCTTTGTTATAGACTTCGAGCGCTGGGCCTTTTCTAATCAAAGTCATAACATTGGTGTCCACTTCGCTGGCATTGGATTTAACAATGCCCGCACGCACGACCTTAGTTCTATCGTATTCAATACCTTCCAAACTGCAAATATCTTCAACTTCTTGCTCATCTGATAACCACACGGCCATCGCCATTCTCATGCCATCCACCAGGGCAGAAGATCCTCGGATTGCAGATCGTGCTGTCATCGCATCTTCATTACCCTGCAAACCTAACTTGCTCATGTGATGGATCGACAAAGTAGCAGCCCCAAATTGAGAGGAGATAGAAGCGCAAAACTGACAATATAATTGCGCTGCCTCTTGCGAGGTGGTTATTGGGGCCGCCACAAATGACTGCACAGGATCTATCACCACCAGAGCTAGATCCTCAATTGTTTTTAGTTCTTCCATAAGTTCATTGGCCTCATGCGTCAAAGCTAGGCCGTTGCTATCGTCACGCAGCAGCGTCACAGGTTTACCAAAATCTGGCACAGTAAAAGTAAACATATCGTATTTAGAACCAAAGCGAGAACCTTTAGGATCCAAAGCGTCAATTCTTCTATGCACTTCTTGTTGATCGTCTTCCGCTGACAAGATAACAACATTACCATTACGGGTAATAGGTTTACCCAGCCAAGTTTGCGAGCCAGCACCAGAAACAGATAGGCCCAAAGACAAACTCAACATAGACTTACCCACACCACCAATGGAAGCTAGTAACGATGGTTTGGTACTTTCAATCATTTTATCAACCAACCAAACACGCTCTGGCGGAGTATCAACAAAATTTTTAATAGAAAATTTTCTTAACCCAAAACCTTTGTCCAACAACTCCAGGGCAACTTTTTCTAAACCCTGTTTGTTGTGTAGATCATTGTAATCACCGATGATGCTCGGCACACGCACCAGGCAATTGTAAAAAGCAGAAGCTATCTCTTTGGCCTTGTTTTCACCCACACCAGTTTTGTCATTGTCGAACGCTAAAATTATTTTGCAGTCAGTTTTGGTTCTGATATTTTTGACGGCCTCGTAACCAAAGTTGGCCGAGAACACACAAGCGACAGGAATTTTAGTTGCTTCCCATACGGAAGCGCCAGTTGCGTAGCCCTCGACCAATATAAGCGTGTCTACTTTATCAAGAGAATTAAAATCTGCACCAATAAAAAATAAATTACCCCTCACTTCCCCAGCGCTAACAAATCTTTTGTCACCTGTTGGCGAAATATACTGCAAACTTCTTAATTCGCCCTGAATATTGAAAATTGGGACAACAACGGCTTCCTTATTTCCCCTGAGACCGAGGTTTTGGATTTTTTTTGACCTAAGGTACTGGTCATTATTAACTTTTCCGTAGGATTTAAATCTGTTGACGACATCGGCAGCGACCTCATTTTGGCGCTTTTTCTTAGCTTTTTCTGCCTCTTCTCGAGCCGCCTGGATCTTTTTGTCTAGTTCTTCCCTTTGTACGACTGTTAAATTAGATCTATTGGCACTACTCCACTTATGCTCTGCTCCAGTTCGCCAGTTACCAAAGTTGGCATAAGTATAATCACCTATCTGGTTAACAACATACCAACCAGATCTCTCATTTGTTTTGTCAGGTCTAATACCACTACTTGCTGTGACTGGGACACGAACCAATTGTCCGCTCATGTCCAAGTGCGAAACACGCAGACCAAAGTTGGCCATCTCTGTTAAAAGATCTGTGTCATTATTTTGTGATTCTCTTGTTATTATTAGTTTGTTCTTCAGTTCCACCGTAAACGCCTTCCTCGCATTGTTTATTGGCGTAGTTCAGATATTCTCTTGTAAAAAAATTAAAGAGATCTACTCTGTCCTCTCTTTGCCAGTTATGTATTACAAAGGTATTGTTTTCTTTTGCTATCTCTTGATACCTTGCCTTTAATTTTGTGAGCGCATATTCAATACCCTTGATAGAGACACGGGCCACATTTGGCAACCTCTCACCTTCTCTAATTTTATCTTGATGGTTCATTGAACACGCTCCGTAATATTTTTTATCTATCTCCACTAAATATCCCTTCGCTGGCGCACGACAATATGCACACAACGAAGGGGGATCATCTCGCAACCAATTAGAACGGAATATCCTCTTCGGTTTTCGGATCATCTTTTACTTCTTCTTTCTTCTCTGCCTTTGTTTCTTCTTTTGTTTCTGAAACAGGCTGAAAAGTTTTTCCAACATCGTCTTTAATTTCAGCATAACCATTATCATTAATAACCACTTCTGCGCTTACCTTTTTACCAACAAGCACATCAGTATTTGACAAATCCTTCAGGCCACAAGCGCCAGCTAAACGGCCCAGGCCCTGAAGTCCAATTTCAACTGCTTTTGGATTGTTGTGTTCAACCCAGAAACCATGTCGTACAAAGTGTGAAGTATCAACCACTTTAAACAAGCACTCACATTTCACACCGCCATTACTTCCGACTTCTTTTGCTTCATCAGAAATATATTCAAGAACATATCTGCCTGGCTTAATCTGATCCTCAGATACTGCGCTCACGCTTGTATGTCCAAAACTTGATAGATCCATATTTACTCCTTATTTTAAAATTTCAGATCTTATTACATCCCAATCAAATGGAAGTTCTTCTGGTAGCGCAAAGCGATTCTTCGCTAAGTACGCTGGGCTATCTGTTGTGTATAACACACGATCACCCTTAACAGTTTTGTTATTAAGTTGTCCGCCTTTGCCCTGGACTTTGACTTGTCCAAGTTTGAAAGCAGCAAAAAAGATACAGTCACAATACTCTTGTATAAGATCTGCGGCCCTTCTGTGCAACTTAATAACATAACGATCCCAAGAATCTACTCTAGGATCTTCAACTTTTTTAATTTCGCTATGAGCTATTTGAAAAATAATCATGCCCTTTTCCCGACATTGATTAAGCACATCAAGATACTGTCGCCAGTATTCTAAGCACTCCACATAACCCTTACCAAAACCTTTGCTTTCAATGCTTTTAATATTTTCAACCTCACAATACTTTGCGTGTATTAGCGGCTGCAACCAGTCTAAAGAATCGATGACCAAAGTTTTATAATCGTGATCGCCTTCACTTATTTGTTTAAGATTCGCCATGAAATCATCAAAAGTGACGATGATAGGTTTAGGAAAGCTTGCGCCAAGCGTAGTCTTACCAACAGCTGGGCCACCATGTACCAATATCGTAGGTGGCCTTTGTTTGGCCTTTTTTAAGATACCCTGTAAACCCATACTACTCTTCTATTTTAACTTCAGGTGGCAACATACCTTGTAGCTTTTCAATTTGCATACTAATGAACGCATTGGTTAGTTCATTAACACGCACCTCTTGATAAGCTTCATTTAACTTTGCCTCTCTAGCTTTTTGCAAAGCTAAAGCATTTTGTATATCGTTTGCAACTGGACGACTTGTATCATCCAGATCGTTTTCAAAGATCTCTCTATTACTACCATCTTCTTGGGTAATAGTAAAAAGCTTTTGGTTTTCTGTTTTATCAGACATATTCACCTCGTTTTATTAAATTTATATTCTGTACATTTATCCCTTGCAGGACAAAATCTACAATGATCCCCAAAGACAAGCTTTGGTTCTTCTTCTTCGCAAGCGTCTAACGCTTCCTTCAAAGACCCGTAACCCCACATGACCAGATCCTGCGCACTCACACGCCAAGTTCTGATAGATCCATCTTTGTGTTTAGCCCTTGGCTGCACCACAGTTAGATCTAGGGTTGTGTTTTCATCTCCATATCTACTTAAAGCACCAAGCCCATAAATAGATAGTTGTTTGTTTCTTTGTACTTCGACTGGCCATCTACCAGATTTAAAGTCTATAACTGATATTTTGTTTTCGCCCAGGACAATAGCATCAGCTGTACCCCAGCACTTCGGATTGATTTCATCAATCATTACCTTCTCTTCTATAAGCAAACTGCCCCCGTACTCTTCATTCTTCCAGTTAACAAAATCAACATATTGTTCAGAACAATCAATCATGTCTTCATCAATAGTGATTTCAAAATCTTCTATAACCTCAGTACGGCCCAACCAATAACCCTTAAGATCTGTTCCTTCCATACGATCTTTTAGTTTCATTTCAGATATTTGGTGAAGCAAAGTACCTTCAGCAGCTGGAAGAGAAACTGTGTAAGGTACTTGCTCACTCATCTTTGGCGATGCTGGACAATTAAACCATCTATCAGCAGATGATGGACTGTATAAACTATGCGCCATCTACTAAAGTGTAGGATTGTTTTTCAATTCTTTTTACATCATCAAGATCGTATAGAACTCGTCCGCCTATCTTGTAATAGTTAGGCCCTTCACCTTTGTATCTTTTGTTGTCGATAGTTTTTCTTTTGACACCCCAGCGTTGAGCTAAGGTTTCAGCATCTATTGTGTTATTAATATCAAAATCCATTTAAATACCCTTTTTGTATATTTTTATCTATAATAAACCATAAATACCAAAAAAGGTAACTTAAGGAGTAAAAAAATGAGTGTTGATAAATTAAGTAAAGAAGATTGGGATAATATGTCCGATCAAGAGTGGGATAAAAAAATAGATGCCCTGGCATCTAAGCGTCAGGTTGGTGGCGATCATTATAAAAAGTTAGCTATACAACCTGCCGAGTATTGTTTTAAAAATAAACTAAACAACCTTGAATCAGAAGCGGTTGGTTACATAACCAGAAACAGATTTAAAGGCGGTAAACAAGATATTGAAAAAGCAATACACACCCTACAATTATTACTGGAGTATGAATATAAGGATTGATTATGAAAGACGGCCTGTTTAGTTTTGACGATCCAATATTTAAGGAAA